CAGCACCATTTACTGTTACTGAACCAAGTGAGCTAGCTAAAGCTTGTCCTGTTACATCATAACCTGATATCGGAGTAACAGATCCTATCGATCCAGTTAATAAGCCTGCTGTTGTAACACTCTCAACAGTGGTTTGAACTAATGTGATTGATCCCAAAGTTAAGGACATTGAAATACCAGTTACATCTACTGCAATTTTAGGTGCAGGAAGAACTTGACCTACTGAAGAGGTTACAGATTGACCTGATACAACACCTGTAAATCCATCTCCAGTAACGCTTGATAGTGTTCCTAATGAAGTTTGTAGAGCGTCTTCACCAACAA